CTAAGAGGGTCAGGGCGTCGATAGCGAGCAAAAACTGGAGCACAACAGTAAAGGAGCCCAGTATAAAATTAATACATCCTTTGCGAAACTCGCGTTGGCCGTTTGTCGGTGACACGCCAAGCGAGTATTAACACCGACTATGCTTGTAGATATTTGAGCGAACGGCTCTAAAGACGCGGGTTCGACTCCCGCCACCTCCACCAATTTAATAATGTTTTGCAAATTCTGTAATCAAGAAAAAGGTGATCGTTTTTATAAGTATAAATCCAGCGGCAAACTTATTCCAAGAAAAAAATGCAAAGACTGTTGGTCTCGGCATTACAAACACAATCAAAGAGAAATCTCCGACGAAATACAGAAATATAAATTAAGTAAAAAATGTGAAATATGCAGTTTTGACGATGGAAGAGCCTTGCAATTCCACCATAAAGACAAAAACGACAAGATGATGGAAGTCAGCAATATGGTCAACAGGGGATTTAACATAACTAATATCAAAAAAGAAATTAATAAATGCCAATGTATTTGCGCCAACTGCCATCAAATCCTTCACCACGAGGAAAGACTGCTTAATCGTGAGGCTGTATAACGTCAGCGGGAAACTCCAAAGTAAGTCCGTTACTAAATACCTCATTAAGTGGGGTAAAAAGTCTCGGTCTAAGCTTCAATTCAACGTAAAGCAATTCTTCAAGGGGTACTGGGAGAACCATATAGTCTACGAAGAGTTCCCAGTGTACGGGACTAGGATGAAAGTAGACATCGTAAACATGACTAAAAAGATTGCCGTAGAAGTCAACGGCCCCCAGCACGACAGCTTCAATAAGTTTTTTCATGGAAATTCTAGAGCCAAATACCTAGAATCAATAAAGAGAGACGTCCAAAAAAGAGAGTGGCTAGAATTAAACAATTTTATAATTATGGAAATTTATGAAAAGGATTTAAAAGAGCTATCTCCCGATTATTTAAAAGAACTATACGGGATTTCTATCGTGTAATAAAGTACAATGTCAAAAGCGCTCCAAAAAGTAGACAAGCCACTTCTCAGGCTCGTAAACGAGAAGAGCAATGGTGGATTTATCATGTTTACTTTTGGCGATAATGGATACCCAGTGGTGAACAGTCACTTTGACGACGCCTCCAAAGCGATGGCCTTGCAGCATTATATCCAAAATTGGAGCCTAGCAGTCGATGCGGTTACCTTAGAGAATACAGTGGCCCATATGGAAATGGAACTGGAAGAGGATATTTTTGAAGACGCGCCCCCTCAAGGCGACGAAGATGGCGGCTACGAAGACAGTGGCCACGAAGACGACGATGAGGAAGACGAAGGCGGTCCCTTCGATGATTCAGACGAAAATTCTTGACCGCAGATCAAGTTGGCATTATGATTGTACTCATATGAGTAAAATCTATTCCCTAGAAGTTGAACGTCACGTACTAGCGGGGTTGATTCGGTATCCAGATGTTTTCTTAGAAATTGATGGGTTTATAACGGAGAAAGACTTCTACAATGACGTTCATTACACAATATTCAACGTAATCAAAAGCTGTTCTTATCAGAACGAAACGATAGACAAAGTGCTTCTGGCAAGCAGAATCAAAGAGTTAGGCGTTTCATTTAAAGATGATATTAATATTTACGATTACATAGAACACTTATCGTTCATTCAAATTAACCAGCGAGCGATCATAGAGGCCGCTAAAGAGTTATTGAAGTTCAGAATCAGAAGAGAAATTGAGACCACAGCGGACAAGCTGAAGTTAGAGGTAGAAACAAACGGCTCTAAAAACGTAGATGAAATTGTTGGAGATTGCGATTCGATTTATAATGACAAAATATCTAATTACGCAGAGTCAGATAAACCAGAGAAGATAACTGATGACTTGTTAGATTTAGTTGAGGAAGCTGGAAACAATCCAGAATCAGAGAGCGGCTTTGCTAGCCCTTACCCAGAGTTTAATAGGCTATACGGAGGATTTAGATGCGGTCACGTATACGCGATTGCGTCTAGGCCAGGTGAAGGCAAAACCACTTGGCTAAACGATGTGTGCTTCAAAAGCGCGAAGGTAAACGGCATCAAGGCCTTGATCTTAGACACGGAGATGACCACCGAAGAAATCAAATTCAGAATGATATCTTCATTGACGGGCGTACCCACTTGGCATCTGGAGACAGGCAATTGGAGGAAGAACCCAGAATACTATGATAAAGTTCGCGGAGCCGCAAAGGTCTTGAAAGAGAATAACGACTACTACCACATGCACGTTAGCAATAAAAGCATAGATCAAATCTGCTCAATTATCAGAAGATGGTATTACAAAGAAGTAGGCAGAGGCAACAAGTGTTTGATCGCTTACGATTACGTTAAGCTCACGGGGGAGAAAGTCGGCCAGAACTGGGCCGAGTACCAAGCTATCGGAGAAAAGATAAGCAGACTCAAAGAGATAGCGGAAGAGGTCAACGCTCCGCTGTTAACGGCTATGCAGCTTAACAGAAGCGGTGAGAACAGAAACAGGACGGGCTCATCGCTTGTCGATGACAGTTCGGCAATATCCCTTTCGGATAGACTTCAATGGTACGCTGCGTTTACGGCGATCTTCAGAAGGAAAACTTTGGACGAAATAGTGTCTGACAATGAGTACGATGAGAGCGGAAGACTTATATTCGATTCAGGGACACACAAGCTAATTCCGCTGAAAAGTCGATTCCAAGGCAAGGACGCTATGGGGCATCAAGATTATCTACAGCGTTTATTTCCTGATGGCTCTCAAAAGTACATCATGAATTACCTGAACTTCTCAGTAGAGAATTTCGAGGTTCAAGAGAAGGGGTCGCTAAAAAATATCTGCGACAGAGCCAGAGAGAAGTACGCCCTAGACGACCAGTCTCAAGGAGACGGAGACGGAATACTTTGAGTCAAAATTATAAAGAAGTGTTAATGGAGCTTGGTTATACAAATATAATCGAGAACCACAAAGAGTACAGAACCAGACCAATATACAGAGACTCTGACAACAACACAGTTTTAGCTGTAAACAAAAAGAATGGTCGATTCGTTGACTTCGCCCGAAACATGACGGGAAGCTTTGATGACCTAGTTAAGATAACCCTAAATCTCAAAAGCATAGATGAAGCGAAAAGCTGGCTATCCACTAAGGGCATAGCCGCTGGGATAGAACACAAAGACAAACCAGAACTAAGAATGCCCAAAAGATTCTCGAAAGACTCACTAACCAAATTATCTCCAGATCATTCCTACTGGATTGATAGGGGGGTATCTGAATACTCAGTTGCCGAATTTGAAGGTGGAGTTGTGCTCGAAGGCAGGATGGCAAACAGATACGTGTTTCCAATTTTTGATGCGAAAAGAAATATCGTTGGCTTTGCTGGTAGAGATTTAAAACCAAACGACAAGAGACCCAAGTGGAAACTTATAGGCGATAAATCAAAGTGGAAATACCCGCTCTATTTAAATCATGAAATAATTAAGAGCTCAAGATCAGTGGTCATAGTCGAGAGCATTGGAGACATGCTTTCCCTGTGGGATTGCGGAGTAAAGAATGTAGCTGTATCATTTGGTCTCGACCTGAGCGCTGAGCTAATGGGGGCTTTTATCAGGTTCAATTTGTCAAAAATAATAGTCTCCTTTAACGACGACAGCAAAAGCGGTGGAGCGGGGAACAAGGCCGCTGAAAAAGCCGAGAAAAAACTCTTGAATTACTTTGACTCACACCAAGTTAGGGTTATATTACCTACTCAGGGGGACTTTGGAGAAATGTCTAAAGAACAAATCCTAGATTGGGCGAAAAGTATCGATGAGTGATAAAAAGAAATACGTATCTGCCTCTAGACTTAAAACCCTAGAGAACTGCTCCCAGCTTTATTGGGCTAAGTACCACACAGACTTGCCAGACAAAGGCAACGACGGGGCTAGGAGGGGCACTATATGCCACCATGTGCTAGAGTACTTACAGCTAGAAAAGCATCGCCCTAACTTCGATAGGATTATAGAGGGCAGCAATCTGGAAGCTGACGCCGCCATCGCCCGACTTGTCAAAAGGAAAGTTGTCCTAGCAGACATGGATAATAATGACCCTAATATTGATAATTATGAATTAATAAAGAAGATGATCTTGGTTGGGCTAAAGCAAGACTTCTTCTGTACAGACAACAACGGAAAGCTAGGACAGGCAGAGCAAGACTTCCTCATAGAAAGCAAAGACCCAGAGTACGTAATTAAAGGCTACATAGACAAACACGCGCTTTACGACAAGGGGAAAACGCTGAAGATCATAGACTACAAAAGCAGCAAGAAGAAATTCAGCAAACAGGCTCTCGACGGAGAGGGACAAGCAATGATGTACGTCTTGGCCGCTAGAACTTTATGGCCCAAAGCTAAACGCAAGATTTTTAATTTTATGTTTCTGAAGTTTCCTAAAGCCCCAATCCAAGAGTTGGAGTTTACAGAGGAGCAACTAAATGGGTTTGAGCATTACGTCTCTTCCCAATATAAACTAGTCAACAGCTTCACGGAAAAAGACGGACAAGCAAACTACGCGGCAGATAACCGTAAAAATTCATGGTTATGCAGCGCAGGTAAGACGTGGGTGTGTCCTATAAAATATAGCCTTGAGTATTATGTTCTTCTTGACAAGGATTCAAGAGTGTTGCAATCTAGTTACGAAGACGATATGAAGCCAAAAGAAGGACAGACAGTGGAGGTAAGAAAGTGGGATGGTTGCCCTAGATGGAAAAACCAAGCCCCGTATTCTCCCACGCAGGAGTCTGATGACCCATTTGAATTTTAATGACTATTCCGTTTTTTAAATCTCACTACTCGATAGGCAAGTCTATTCTCACCCTTCAAGAAGAAGGCGAGTCTATAGACAACGGCCCGCAATCAATCATTGACTTATGCAAAAAGAACGACATTAAGGACTTGCATTTAGTTGACGATTCCATGAGTGGTTTTCTGCAAGGATACTTAAACAGCCAAAAAGCTGGCCTCAACTTCAGATTTGGATTGAGGATAAGTGTTTGCGACAACATGGAAGAGAAAAACGAAGAAGAGATTAATAAGACCTCTAAGCTAATTATCTTTGCCAATAATAAAGCTGGGTACAAAAGGCTTATTAAAATATATACTAAAGCCGCCCAAGAAGGATTCTATTACGTTCCCAGAATTGACTATAGATCATTGAAGGGCTTCTGGAACGACAAAGACCTATCTCTAGTAGTGCCCTTTTACGACTCGTTCTTGCATAAGAATACTCTTCACGGCACAATTTGCACCCCAGACCTTAGCTTCTGTGATCCGCTCTTCGCGGTTGAAGACAATGATGTGCCGTTTAATTATCTCATTCGGAACCGAGTAAAGGAGTTCTGCGAGAAAAATAAGTGCATCAATGTCAAAAGTGT